ATAAATTACCAAGCATCTGACATCCGAGAGTTTAGCGAAAGGACAAGTAATTTTACACAGACTTTTGAGCTACCTTTTACACCTACAAATGACCAATTTTTTGATTTTATTTATAATGTAAATCAAGCTAATGATGATTCAAGCGGAGTAATAGACCCTGCTGTTTTTAATTTGTACGGCAAAACAGAATGCACTTTAGTAGTTGATTCAATCCCTCAGATTCAAGGGTATTTGTATGTAGATTCAATCAATAAAACAAGTCGTAACTATTCGGTTACAATAATAGGCGAGCTTTCAAATTTTGTTGAAGCAATAAAAGATAAAAAACTTAATCAATTAGATGAAACTTGGTTAAATACATTTTCACATCAATTAAGTTTAACTAACATCATAAATAGTTGGGATGATTTAATAACCTATTTAAGCTCAGGAGCTGACCGAAGCGTTATAAAATACCCAATGATTCAGTACGGTATTAATAACCGTTTATGGTCAACGGGAGGCGGTGGAGCTAACGACATACAAGTTGATGCGGGAGCAATAAAAATAAACGAGTTAAAACCTGCGTTTAATGTTAAAACAATGTTTGATAGAATATTTGCAGAAAGCGGATTTGAATATACAAGCAATTTTATTACGAATGATGACTTTAACTTTTCTGACCTTTATTTTAATTTAGCAGGGGATAAGCCTAATATGATTGTTAACCAGTTGCCGTTAGGTTTTAAGGCTTATAAATCACACCGACAAACATTAACCACATCTTTTTCAGATGCCATACTTGATGATGACGTAACAAATGGTTATGATTTACACAATGACTATAACAATACTTTATATCAATGGACTTGTGCGTTAGGAGGTAAATATACTTTTACTTTTTCAGGTAGCGCAACATACACACAAGCTGCAACATCGCCAGTTTCATTACTTACATCTAAGGTAATTATTAATACAGGTTCAGGTTTTGCAGATTACACTACTTTACAACAAGTAATTTTAAAAACAGGAATTACAGAAACATTTAACCATTCGTTTACAATTACTTTATCATCAGGAGATGCTTTAAGAATACAACTAAACGCAAGCGAAAGTAGTACAGAATTAGATGCTGGTTCAGCTTGGCAAATGACAAGGCAGGCTTACGCATTTGAAGGTTACAATTTATACATACAAGATAATTTACCCGACATTAATCAGCTTGATTTTATTACAGCTGTTGTGAAGCACTTTAACATGATGATTGAGCCACAAGCGGACAATCCAAAATTATTGAGATTAGAGCCTTACCCCGATTACATTGATGACGGTTTAGAGGTTGATTGGACTGATAAACTTGACATAAGTAAAGAGCATTCAATAAAGCCAACAACTAATTTCAGAAGCAAAGAATTGATTTGGAAGTGGGCAGATGATAAGAATTATTTAGGAACTTACAGGAAAGACTACAACAAAAGACCGTACGGAAGTTATAAACTAATTGATGAAAGTGAGTTAGTAAGTGGTCAATGGAAGTATGAGAGTTTATTTGGTGATCCTATAAATTTAACCGCAAGACCGAATGACGGAACTTCACCAATGCAAATGTGTGTGATGGATTTATCAAGTAGAGATAAAACAGGGCTTGCTATTCCATTAGTTGGTAAAACTCGAATGTTTTATTTTAAGAAAAAAACAATGACCAGCTCATATAAAATATATGATGGTGATGGGTTAGCTTATACAAGCCTAAATGATTACGGTTACGCTGGGCATATGTCAGATGTTCCAAGTACAGCAGATGTATTTGATATTAATTTTAGTAATTCATATTCTAAAATATTTGATTCAAATCAATGGATAGGCGCACCAACTCAAAAAGATATATTTACCAGTTATTGGGATAGGTTTATAAATGAGATTTATGGCAGCGATGCGAGAGTATTTACAGGTCATTTTAATTTAACCCCTGTCGATATATTTAACCTTAGATTTAACCACAAAATATTTATAAAAAATTGCTGGTATCGTATAAACAAAATTAGCGGATACGCTCCAAACAATAACGCTACTTGTTCAGTTGAATTAGTGAAATTATTTGAAGCAAGTGTTGGCAGTGTTAATTGTGATTTAATACCAAGTTCATTTAATATAAACGGAACGGTTGATTTTATTGATGGCGTTGGAGATTCACAAACACCGACAAGACAATGCTGTGAAAATTTAGGTTACACTTTTCAAGATGGCTTTGGAGAGGGCGAAGAAGCAAAATGCTATTGGCGTTTGTTTGGTGATCCAAACGATCCAAACGAAGCACCAAACTCAGGAACATTAGAAGGTTAAAAATATGAAAGATTTAATACACATACTAAATTTAATTCAAGACTTAGACATTAAACCAATTTCTGATGAGATGAAAATAGCTTTAGGCAAAAACGAATTACCACGCACTTTCAAGGGTGCTATTAAGAAAATTAAAACGGAGGCGAAATGGCGAAAACAGTAACTTATAACGTAGTATCTGATACAACTCAAGCGGTTAAATCACAAGAGAATTTAACTGATGCGGTTGAAGATACTGGCGAAGCCATGAAAGACACCAAAAAAGAAACGGCTGATTATGGTGGTGTAATTGATAAGTTAACGGGCGGTATGGCTTCATCTTTTAAAGGTGCGATAAAAGGCGTTAAAGGGTTAAGTAAAGGTTTTAAAGGGCTTAGAGGGGCGGCAATGGCTACTGGCATTGGTCTTTTAGTTTTATTAGTTACAGGTGCTGTTGAATGGTTTACAAAGTTTGATTCTGCAATTAGATTGACGGAGCAAGCAATGGATGCAATTGGGGCTGGCGTTTCTCAATTAGCCAAATCTTTTGAGGCATTATTAGATGGAGATTTAGATGGTGCGGCAGAAGCATTTACCGATATAGGGAGCGCAATGAAAGACGCAGCAAAAAACGCAGGTGAATTATTCGATATAAATATAAAATTACAAGAGTTACAAGCAAAAAACATCCCTTTAAATGCTCAACTTAGACAAGATTTAGAACTACAAAAAAAGATATTAGAAGATACAACTCTAACCGAAAAAGAAAGGTTGGTAGCATTAGAAAACGTTACAGCTTTATCAGCTCAAATACAACAAAACGCAATTGATGAAAACGTTTTAAAACAAAAGGCATTAGAGGCGACTTTAGCTAATGCAGATAGTGCATCATTAGAACGTGAATTAAAAATTGAGTTAGCACAAGTACAAGCCGAATTAATTACTCAAGAGGGTGGATTACTTTTAATTAAAAAAGATGCTGAAAAGGTTGAGCGTGAAATTTTATCTATTACAAGACAAAAAAGAATTGATCAACTTGCGGAAGAATTAAGAATTAAAAAAGAATTAAACGCAATAGACAAAATTGAGTTAGAGGGATTTGATTCAGTAATAGATGCTACCAATAAAAATAACAATGAAATATTAATGAGCAACCGTAAGTTAGCGGGAGGTCTTAAAGAAATTAAAGATGAGGATTTAAAATACACACAATTTACAGAGGAAGAAAAACGATTAGCAGCAGTCGGAACGGTTGACGCTATTGGACAAATTTTAGGTAATTTAGGAACAATATTTGAAGGCAATGCAAAAGCACAAAAATCAATATCAATTGCACAAGCATTAATTGATACATACAAAGGAGCAAACGCAGCTTATGCGTCACTTTCCACTGTTCCAATTGTGGGTGTTCCTTTGGGTATAGCAGCGGCAGCGGCAGCAGTTGCGGCAGGTTTAGCAAATGTTAAAAGAATTAAAAATACTAAAATATCAAAAGCAACAGCTCCATCAGCATCAGGTGGTAGTGGTGGTGGTTCATTTAGTGGTAAACCTTCAGGCGGTGGAGCGGATAACTTTTTCCCAACTCAGATTGGAGCAATACCACAGAATACATCAAATGTAAACGTTCAAAACTTAAATAATACACCACCAAGAGCGTATATAGTTGCAAGTGACATTGCAGACTCAACGAGAGCGCAAGAAATATTAAAACAAAAATCAACATTGTAATGAAGACACCAATAATAGAGTTAACAATAGACGACGAAGACGTAGAAGAAAATGGAATCTTTGCAATTAGCATAGTAGATTTCCCAGCAATTGAAAAGAATTTTATTGCACTATCGAAAGACAAAAAACAGGTTAGCATGGCAGCGGTTGACGATGATCAACACCTCTTAATCGGTGCTGCATTGATACCAAATAAAATGATTCTTAGATTAGATGAGGATGATGCGCCTTATTATATTCATTTCAGTAAAGACACCATCAAAAGAGCGGCTTACAGGTTCTTAAAAAACAATATGACACATAACCATACTTTGCAACATGATGAGCAAATCAAAGGCTTATACGTTGTAGAGAGTTGGATTGTTTCCGATCCTGCAAATGACAAATCAGCATCTTTAGGATTAGATGTTCCAAAAGGTACTTGGATGGTTGCAATTAAAGTTGACAATGAGGACATTTGGAATAAACAAATAAAAACAGGCGAGGTTAAAGGCTTTAGTATTGAGGCTTATTTTGATGAGAAATTAAGAGCCATCAACAAAGATGTTTTAATTAGCAAGGCAGTTCAAGCAGCAAAAGAGATTATTTAGTACATTTGCTTTAAGTAAAAACAATATGGCAGGAGGAAGACCGACAATATACACAGATGAATTAGCGGCTTTAATATGTGAACACATTAGTAGTTCTACCAAAAGTCTTAGGACTATTTGCAAGGAAGTTGAAGGCGTTGAAGTTCAAACAATATTATCTTGGTTAAGAGATAAACCAGAGTTTTTGGCACAATACACGCGAAGCAAGCAAGAACAAGCTCAAGCATTAGCAGATGAGATAATAGCAATTAGCGATGATGCTAAAAATGATTATGTTGATGGCGAGTATGGAAGGGTTGGAAATTCAACAGCCGTACAACGTTCTAAATTAATGATTGATTCACGTAAATGGATTGCATCAAAATTATTGCCTAAAAAATACGGTGATAAAATTGAGGTTGACAATAAAGGCAAAATAGATAATAACTTAACGGTTACAATCATCCGAAACAAAAAGGAAAAAGAGGATTGAATTCTGAGGCTAATGTAGTATTTGAGCATTTAACAGACTCAGATAAAAGGTTTATTATAGAGCAAGGCGGAACTCGTTCAGGCAAAACATATAATATCTTAATGTGGTTAATTTCTTATTGCTTTAAAAATACAGGCAAGACTATAACCATTTGCCGAAAGACTTTACCGAGCTTAAAGGGTTCAGCATATCGAGATTTCATTGAGATACTAACCACGCTTGAATATTACGAAGCAACAGACCACAACAAAACAGAATCATTTTACAATCTTAACGGCAATCTAATTGAATTTATAGCAATTGACCAAGCGCAAAAGATTAGAGGGCGTAAACGTAACCTTTTGTTTATTAACGAGGCAAACGAAATAACCTACGAAGACTTTTTTCAGTTGAACATGAGAACAACTGACCGAGTTATTATTGACTACAACCCGTCAGAGGAGTTTTGGATTGAACAAATAAAGGTTAGAGATGATGCAGATTTTCACATAACAACCTATTTAGATAATCCGTTTCTACCGACCGTTTTAGTGCGTGAGATTGAACGAATAAAAGAGGTTGATGCTGACTATTGGCGAGTCTATGGTTTAGGCTTACAAGGCTACATTCGAGGTCAGATATTTATGAATTGGAAGGAATCAAATAAGTTTCCTGACTCTGTGAAGTGGACTTGTTACGGTTTAGATTTTGGTTTCACTAATGACCCTACCGCTTTGGTTAAGGTTGGCATATCTGATGGTGAGTTGCACGTTGAAGAATTAATCTATGAGCATGGTTTAACAAACGATGATATTTGCAAGAAGTTAACCGAATTAGGATTGGACAGGACAGACGTAATAGTTGCAGATTCAGCCGAGCCAAAAAGTATTGAGGAAATATATAGGCAAGGCTTTAACGTGAGAGGCGTTACAAAGGGAAAGGATTCAATATTAAACGGAATTGATATACTTAAACGACAGCCATTAATTGTATGCGGTGAATCGCTTAATTTGAAGAAGGAATTCAAGAACTATAAATGGCAAAGCGATAAGAACGGCAACCATATTAATAAACCGATTGACTTTTACAATCACGCTTTAGATGCTTTACGCTATGTTGGCTTATTTAAATTAAAGATTGTTAACGCTGGAAAATATACAGTTAGGTAAAATAATCAACAAAAAATTAGGTGGTGTTAAAAAAGGGTTTAAATTTGTATTCAACAAAACGAAACTAAAACTACAAATTATGACAACTAAAAAAAGAGTAACAACTAAAAGATTTTGTGCAGGGGAATACAAAGTATATGTATATGGTGTATTTGCGGGAAATATAACTAATGGTGCAAGTGAAACGGTAGGTGAATGGACAGCTTTTGATAAAGACAATGAGTGGATTTCAACAACTACGTCGAAATGGGAAGCTCTAACAAATTATTAATATGAAAGACTACCAAAAAGAGTTTGAGGCGTTTATTGATTCAGAAGATTTTGTAAATGATGATGGTTGGATAGGAACGACCAACGGAAAGAAAACAAGCTATTCATTTAAAGGCGGTGACATTGTTATTGAGGTTGAAGAAAACCCAACTGAAAACTTATTAAATGCTCTTAACTCTGCGATGACTATATTGCGATCTAAGCGACTATTAAAGTTGCGTAGTGAATTACTATCAGATTTTAGTATTGAGGCTTTAGAACGCAAGAAATCAATCGACAACGCTAAGTTAAAGATTGGAACATCAATAGGTTTACCGATAAGATAATTATATTTGTAGCATGAGCTACTTAAATAATTTATTACATCGGCATCAAATAGATAGGCTGCTAAGAATACAAATGAAGTTATGTGTTAATTTAGGCGTTGATTCAACAGTTGACGAAAAGAAAACAGCTAACAAAAAAATAGCTTTGCTTGATAGATTGATTCGTAAAGTAGACCGAAAATTCTTTTAAGATGAATATACATTTAACAACCTCCATGAGAGGTGGTGTGAACTATCACCGAATGGTTACGCCTCACGTAAACCTATTAAAAAAATACCCAGAGTTTCAAATAACAACCTCCGTTGATGATCGTTCTTGGATTAAATTAGATTTGAGCAAGATTAATATCTTGGTATTTACTCGAATGATTTCTTTGGAAGGTTTAGAATATAAAGGCGTTAACTATTCACTTGAAGAAATTGTCAAGAAATACAAAAAGTTAGGTATTAAATTTGTTGTTGATGTAGATGATTATTGGATTCTTGATAGAACACATCCTTCATATAAAATATATGGTAAGGAATATCAAAAGCAAGTCAGGTTATCTTTAAGGCTTGCGGATTTAGTTATCACAACAAACAAAAGGTTAGCGGATAAGATTAGACCGATAAATAAAAACATTGAAATCATACCAAATTGTATTTACAAAATACATAAACAATGGGATTATTCACCACTACCAAAGAAAACAAAGTTTGGTTATTTAGGTGCTACATCTCATAAGGATGATGTTAATTTAATGGGCGTTGATTGGTCAAATTATGATGCTACCGCATTCGTTAAAATGTATAAGCAAAACGGTTTTAAGATTAAGCCTGCAAAAGATGTTTACGAGTATGGAAACCTTTACAACAATATAAGCGTCTCATTAGCTCCAATAGTTAGCAGCCAATTCAATAGCTGCAAATCAAATTTAAAGGTCATAGAGGCAGCCGCAAAAGGTCGTATGATCATATGCAGCGATGAACACCCGTACAAACATTTTGAATCTGTTTTGTATGCTACCGACTGGCAAAGTCAAGTTGATTTATTAAAAGACTTCACACCAGATGCGATGCGTATTGTAGCCAAAAGGTTAAGCGATGAGGTTAACGATCAATATAATTTAGACACTTGGACAGATTACAGGGCTAAAATATACAAGAGTTTGTAATAAAAAAGCCCCAAATTAATGAGGCTGTTTTTAAATTATAGGGGGAATTTTACCCCCTTTTGTTTTTATTTTTTATTTACTATAAATTGAATTAGTAATGTTCTCAACTCATCTTTAGTTAGTGACTCTAAATAATCTTGAGTTCCTTCTGAATCAGTCATATTGTTTTGTACTGACTTGATAACTTGTTCTTTTGTGTATTCGTTGAAATTTTTCATTTTGTTTGTTTTTAGTTTGTTTGTTAATACAATAGTAAAACTAATATTTAACATGACAATGAAAAAAAACACTTATTTTTAATAAACCTTTGAAACTGTGGGCCACAAAAGGATTGAGAGGATTGCAATTTACCTAATTAAGCGAAACTAAAGCCAATCAAAAGCGAAACTAAAGCGAAACTAAAGCGAAACGAAAGGCATAAGATAAGATAAGATAAAAGAAGATAAGATAAAAGAAGATAAAAGAAGATAATTAAAAAGGTTTTTTTATTTTTTTCAATTTGGGAATTTTACTAAGTATTTGTGTTATACAATAAAACAATATGACAAATCCCGTAAAATCATTTGGCGAAAACCTAATCAAGTTAGGTGAAAAGCTCGTTGGTGAGGCTAACACCGAACTAACAACCGAAGAAAAAGAAAATACACACAATGTAAAACTTGCCGAAGGCGTAACCGAAGAAGGCGTTCGAGTTTATTCCGATGATGAAAGCTGGAAAGTTGGATCTGAGGTGTTTGTTGAAGTAGATGGCGAGAGAGTGTTAGCTCCAATAGGCGAACACGTTTTAACCGATGGCAGCGTTATCGTTGTAGAGGTTGAAGGTATCATCTCAGAATACAGAGCAACAGAAGAAGTTAAAG